GCTTTGTATTGTGCCATAAACGTGCTGATGATCTTGGCAACGTCATCAATCATTGCTACGTTGATCTTTAGAAGCTTGCTTTCGTCAGTGTCAACGCCCAACGCCTGCAACCAGGCTTCGTCTAGTGCGTTTTCTGAATCAATTAGCACGCAAAAAATGCCTTGTGCTTGTGCGTTCTTTACAATATTGCCAGAGCAAATATAACTCTTACCTGCTCCCGATTCGCCTGCAAAGACGGTCACTTTGCCTAGCGGAATACCTTTGTCAAATTCTCCAGAGATCAAATAATTCAAAGTGTAGTTGCCGGTGCTTACCCAATCTGTTGGATCGTTATATCCTACACCAATTCCTTCAATGCTCTTTGTAATGTCTTTTCTAAATTTTGATACATCAAATGCGCGGGCCATAATTAGTTTTCCTTAAGTCGTGTGTCAAAAAAGCGTATACTTTTCAGTATACGCTTTTCCTTATTGCTTTACAACCTCTTACTTCTTGTTTTGTCTGCTACGAATTAGCGCAATGATATCCTCAGCACGCTTGCCGCTGTCACCAGATTTTGCAACTGGTGCTGTGGCTGCGACTTCGTCATCATCAGCTTCAACGACGGGAGCAGGTGCTGCCTTCGGAGCTTGCCTGGGAGCGGGCGTTGCTGCAACAGGAGTTGCATCGGCATCAACTGCGTCAGCATCAGCTGCATTGCTGTCACCCAAACCAAATGGCTTGTAATACTTGCCCCAACGCTCTAGGTCATACGGCTGACCATCAACGCTAGCTTCAAACATTTCCTTGATGACCTTTAGTTCAACTTCACCAGGCTGCTTTGGCAGGAAGGTAGACAAGTCAAACAAACCGTGTTCATCAATTGCTGCTTGCTCAAGCGCGGTCAATGCGGATTCCTTGCGTGACCACTTGCTGGTTGTGTAGTCTGCATAGTTTGCCTTTGCAGTCTTGGAAATTTGAAAGTCCAGACCAGCTTGGAAATCTGTAGGAAGATTTTCCAATTCCGGATCCATAAGTGCCGACTTAATGATATTGAACAACTGCGGTCCCATAACAAAACGGCGAATTGGATTAGCCGGAGTCACATCATCTGCTAAAGGATTGTCACGGACAAAACCTTGAAACAGATACGACTTCTTCTTCCAATACTTACGACCCATATCTTCTAGCGCAGGGTCCTTAAACCAAGTGCGAACTTCTGCCAGAATTGGGCAGTTGTTGCCTGGACCATACATTTCAACGCACGGCACTTGAACGGTGACCGGTTTGCTGTTTGGTTGGCCCTTAACGCCAGGAAACGGTAGCTTAATTTGTAGACGCTCTACCCAGAAATACGAATTGCTCGTATTACCGTCAGGTAAAAGACGAATGCGTGCTGTAGTATTCTCAGCAATGTCCCAGTGTCTGTAGATTGATTTGTCGCCGCCCTTGCTACCACCCCCGGTGCTGCGATCTTCTTGTGCCTTAAGTTTGGCGCGGATTTCTGCTAATGATGTTGCCATGATAATTCTCCATAATAGTTTACCATAATAGGTTATTTAAGATGCAAACTAAAGCGATACAACCCTGCATCGTTTTATTAGTTTACAACAATAGTATTTATGACTGCAAGCGAAAAAGCAATATTTTTATTTCAATCCAGCCAAACGCTTCATCTCAGCTATTGCTGGTGATGCTGGGGATTCTGGTTGCTTGCCAAGTTCTGGCTTCTGTGTTGGCTGTTGTTGGAATTGCATAAATGGTAGATGCTCCTGGCACCAAGCTTGAACATCTGGTGCGCAATCATATTCGGCACCATGTGCATCAAACAATTGTCCTAACATACTAAAAAGTTCTTCGTCGTCAATTAGGTCGCCTAATGCACCAATTGCATTAGATGCATCAGGTCCTAATTGCAATGGCTGCGAAAGTAAGTCTTGTAGTTTCTTTTGATCTTCTTTGGATTGTGGTAAGTTGCTTGCTACTTCTCCAATGGAGGTAGTCCATTCTGCAAATTCGTTGAGGGCAGGGTCGATAAATTGTTGTTGAGCATTTACCGCAGGTGCTGCCACTCGTACTTGTTCAGCATAGGCCTTGTTTTCCTTAATAGAATTCAAATCTTTTAGATACCTGGTTGCCAATTGTATGGCTAATGCTTTCTCTTCTTTTATTGTCTCGTCAATTGTTTCGCCAAGTGTTTCATACTTACTTGCCCAGCGTTTAGCAAACTCTGCTAACTGCGCATTGTCTGCACGCAAAGCAATATTCTCTAGCACCTTTACAACAATTTGATTGTTGTTCTCAAATGTCATCATGCCCATGAGCTCGTCAATACTCTCATTTGCTGTTAGCTTTAATGCGGAGTTTGATTTAATAAATTCCTTAACGTAAGATACTTGTTCGCTTATTTTTGCTTGTCTAGACTCGTATGCTTTCTTTACATAAGGTAAGGCTGTCAACATTCTGTCATCAAATACTTTTTTCACAAATTTTTCTTTTAGCGCATTCACGTCTGTGTCGTCCTCTTCAACCAATGGTGGAGGGGTGAAGCTCTCTGCGAATGCCCTGTAATTACGTTGTGAGCTTAGTTTATATAACGAACGATTTAAGTCGCTGTAACGTTCAATTGCTGCTTCTACCATCCCGGTAGTTTCAACATCTTCAAATGTGCGATTGCGCATTCCGCGAACGAACACACGCATGTCACTCATCTCTTGGACCATGCCAACAATATGCTTGGCAATGTCATCCATTAAATTGCCCCCATTACTTACGTGGCGGGCTAAGGCTCTGCCGCATGTCAAGCTATTGACTGGGCACTTGAAACGTTCGCCTTGCGAAGTTTCTAAATAAATTCCGTTGATATTACGTGCTCTTGCACCATGAACTTGCTCGTCAATTGGGCCCGTGTGGCGCACAATCATCTTGCAATCACCAATCATTTGATAGCTACTGCGTGTTGTTCCGTATAGCTTGCTTTCTTGCATTTGCACTTCGTTTGGATCTAATGAATCGTCTGACTGGCTAATACTCTTTAAATCTTTAATGTCTAAGCCGCCTCGATTGATGTCGCGTGTGTCAAAGTTTAGTAGATTACGTTTTGCAAACATACGCATGTTACGTAAGAAATCATACCATTCTTTTCTATGCTCATCATCTAGGTCGCCGCTAATGTTCTTACTAAAATATAGCTTTAGGCTTTTATTATCAATGATGCTTATTGTAATATTACCAAAGTTTTGCCCATCCAAGCTTACGTAGTCAAAGTTGAAAAACCTTGCTAGCTCAGGATTTTGTGTGGCTTTTGCTTCTTCGTCGCCTACCGTAACGTTTTCGAAACGACTGCGAATCTTTTCAAATAGTGCAGAAGCAATTTTATCAATTTCTTTCATAATTTTCCCGTATTGTGTATTTAGCAGTTACCTAAGCACAATGAATGGCATTGGGGCAACAATATCGTCCTGTAAATCACGCAATTTTGCATCTAGATGCGGATCAAATGATTGCAGACATTGAATAATGCGCAATGCTACCATTAGGGCCGATACCAAGTCGTCGTGCTCGCCGACCTTAGCTTCAAAACTTCCACCTAATGCAACAAATGTCTTTAGCTGTGACATTAAAACTTTGCTTGCTAAAATCATTTTCTTATGCTCTAGCAATTGCTTTAATTTAGCGCACACTGATAGCTTTGATTTTTGCGTAGTGTTAAATCCCTTGCGATATCTACGAACATTGCCTGCTCTTGCTGGCTCGCTCATAAATGTGCCTTTAATATTTTCTTCGCCAAACTCTTGTATTGCTACTAGCGCAGCTTCACCTAGCGTATTGTTTTCTACGCTATAATAAATGTCAGTGTCAGAACCAATCTCGTCGTAAATGAACTGAGTAATTTCTCTTAAAATTTTAACCTGATCTTGCACTCTTGTTTTATTATGCTGCCATTCTGCCACTTGATGCAAGTCTGGTAGTTCCATAACTTGTATAGCAGCATAGTCGCCGCCAGTTCCAAGACTTGGATCTAATCCCACCGCATATACTTTGCCTTTAGTTGGCTTTTTGAACCAACGCACTTGTCCTTGTTTGAAGATTGGTTCTACGTGTGCCATCTCAGCTAATGTAATAGCGTTAATTAATGTTTCATCAAAGATTAAGAACTCGCATTCGTGTTCTCTACGGAAACGTTCTTCGCCAATAGCACTGCGTTCTTCCTGTGCCCACTTTTCGTCACGCTCTGGATGCTCACGCCAGGTTGCTTTGAACGCCTTAAATCCATTGCGGCCGTGTGGTGTGTCATTCCCGTATTCATCAATGCATTTATTTGCTTCTTTCCAGATTTCAGCAAATTGATCTTCGTCGCTGTTTGGTGTTGAAGTGATAATACAGCGACCACCAGTTGCCAACGTTGGGCGCATAGAAGTCCAAAACTCCTTGGCAATAGTCGGGCGCACGAATGCAAACTCGTCGCAGTATAGTAATGTAATAGACAAACCTCGACCAGTTGTTTCTGTAGTCGTTTGCGACAAAATACGTGATCCGTTGTCAAATTCCAAGCTACCTTTGTTATAGCTTGTGCAACCAGCTCGTATGTGATCAGGGCAGTTCTCATACGCATAGCGAATACGCTGCATAATTTCTTGCGCACCTGTGTATTTGTGAGCTGCGATTAAGATCGTGCTGTCTGGCTTAAACATTGCATACCATAGCAAGTATCCTGCTGCCGTGGTTGTTTTACCTGTTTGTCGCGAAAGTAAATTCACGCTAAATCTGTTTTCGTTATAGGATATTAGCAATCCCTTTTGAAACTCAAACGGGGCATATTGCAAACGTCCCTTAACAGGATGCTGAATGAAGAAGAAG